CACAAGAGATTGGTTTAATGATGCACAATGGATTGAGTATGGAGATGGTGATGCAGCATACACAGCAGCTTATGTTAGCGGAACTGCATTTACAATTAATGGTTCAGATGTAACTTCTGTTTATCATGCTGGAAGAAGAATAAAATTAATTGCTTCAACACCAGGAACAATTTTTGGAACAATATCAAGTTCAAGTTTTTCTTCAAATACAACAGTAAATGTAACTTGGGATAGTGGTTCGTTATCAAATGAAGCTATTACAAATGTTTACATTGGTGCATTATCAAAAACAAATGATTCTATACCAACAGGAATATCTGCTGAAAAAATTGCAAACGGAACTATATCAGATACAGAATTTCAATTTTTAAATGGTGTATCATCATCAATTCAAACTCAATTAGATGCAAAATCAGCACCTATAACTGGTGGTGCATCAACAATAGCCACATCAGATTTAACAGCATCAAGAGCTTTAGTTTCAAATTCATCAGGTAAAGTTGCAGTATCATCTGTAACATCAACTGAGCTTGGTTATGTATCAGGTGTTTCTTCTGCAATACAAACTCAGTTAGACGCAAAAAATATAAAAGCAAATAACTTAAGTGATGTTGCTTCAGCTTCAACTGCAAGAACAAATTTAGGTTTAGCAATAGGATCTGATGTTCAAGCATTTGACGCACAATTATCTGATGTTGCAGGATTAACTCCTTCAGATGGTAATTTTATTTTAGGTGATGGTTCTAATTTTGTAACAGAAAGTGGAGCTACTGCTAGAACATCTTTAGGTTTAGGAACGATTGCAACACAAGCAGCAAATAGTGTTGCTATAACAGGTGGATCAATTACAGGTATGTCTGCACCATCAGGTAGTTCAGACGTAACAACAAAAAGTTATGTAGATGATTTAGTTACAGGTCTTAAAACAAGAATTATTGTAAGAGTAGCAACAACAGCAAATGTTAATTTATCTAATGCTTTAGAAAATGGCGATACTTTAGATGGCATTACATTAGCGACTGGTAATAAAGTTTTAGTAAAAAATCAAACAACAGCAACTGAAAATGGTATATATGTTGTTCCGTCAAGCGGTGCAGCTAGTAGAGATTCAGATTTTAATACAGTTGATGAATTAGCAGGTCAGCTTGTTATTGTTCAAGAAGGAACAACTAACGAAGATACAATATTTTTATGCACAACTGATACAGGTGGTAGTATTGGTAGTGCAAATATAACTTTTTCACAAGTTCAACCTCAGTTTACAGGTACTGTAAGTTCAGTAGCTGTAACAGATGCAGGTTCATCAGAATTTACTGTAAGTGGATCACCAATTACTACTAGCGGAACGATCACACTTGCTGTAAATAGTATTAATGTAAGTAAAATAACAAATGCAGCTTCAAAAGGATTTGCAACTGCTATGGCAATAGCTTTATAAGGAGGAAAAATGGCACAAGACTTTGAATCAGATGGCGGTCAAATAACTAACTCAGCAACTACACTATTAACAGCTAATAGTGATGATGCTATTGTTGGATTAAGATTAGCTAACATAACTGCTGCGGCAGTAACTGTTAGTGTCTTTATTTTAGAAGGCGGCTCTACAACAAGATACCTTGTTAAAGATTTAAGTTTACCTGCGGCAAGTTCAGTTGAACTTATCCAATCAGGATCTAAAGTTGTTATGCAGAATACAGATGTTTTAAAAGGACAATCATCTGCTGCATCAAGTGTAGATGTTTGGATTAGCAGAGTTGACTCAATTAGCACATAAGGAGAATAGATGAATATTTTTGGTCAAGATTATATCGGAGATAAACCAGCAACAGAAACAGTTTATCATCATGCAGGAACATTAGATAAAAATATGGTTATTGAAAATGCTGTATTAGCAGGAGCAGTAACTTTTACAAACACAGTAACAGTAACAGGAACATTGGTAATAGTTTAATGAGTAAAATAGAAGTAGATCAGGTAGATCCTCAATCAGGAACATCCTTAACTTTAGGTACGTCTGGAGATACAATTAATATTCCTTCAGGTGTAACTTTAGCTAATGCAGGAACAGCAACTGGTTTTGCTTCTATTGATTGGCAATCAACTGTTGTAACAGGAGCTACACATACAGCATCTGCTAATCAAGGAATATGGATTAATACTACATCTAATGCTTGTACTCTTACATTACCTGGTTCTCCTTCAGTTGGAGATCAATTAATTTTTTCTGATTTTGCAAGGAAGTGGGGAACAAATGCAGTTACTGTAAGTTTGAATGGATCAAAATATCAAGGTAATACAGTTCCAAATCCAATTTATGATACTAATGGAGAAACAGTTCACATTGTTTACTCTGGTTCTACTCAAGGATGGATTCCAATTAATGATGGGGCAGTAGCTTTAGAAACAGGATTTACTAATGCTTCTTATGTTGTTATTGCTGGAGGTGGAGGCGGTGGTGCAGGAATCAATAGTGGAGATCAAAGAACTGGTGGTGGAGGTGGAGCTGGTGGATATAGAAGTGCTTTTAATTCTGAGTCCTCTGGTGGTGGAGCATCAGCAGAAACTGCTTTAGTTTTAAATCAAGGAGTTACTTATACAATAACAATAGGTGCTGGTGGATCAGGATCATCAAATGGTAGTGCTGGTTCGGATGGTTCAGTAAGTTCAATTACAGGTTCAGATATTACAGATGTAACTACTGTCGGTGGTGGTGGTGGTGGAGAAAATGGTGGAAATGGTAGAACAGGTGGATCAGGTGGTGGCGGAGGTGGTCATATCTCTGGCGGTGGTTCAGGAGGTGCTGGAACTACAAATCAAGGTTTTGCTGGTGGTGCCGGTGGTTCAAGTGGATATGGAAATTATTCAGGTGGCGGCGGTGGTGCTGGTGGTGCTAGTTCAGCTGTAGGATCAGGAGGTTCTGGTACTGCAGGTGGTGCAGGAGTTGCATCAACAATTACAGCTTCTTCGGTTTCAAGAGGCGGTGGAGGAGGTGGTGGTAACAATGGAACTGCTTCAGCCGGTGGTGGTGCTTCCGCAGGATCCAATACTAGTGGAGTTGCTGGAACAGCAAACACTGGTGGCGGTGGAGGTGGAACAGGAAATAACACAGGTGGAAATCCAACTGGAGGTACCGGAGGTTCAGGTGTAGTTATATTACGTATGCTAACTGCCGCATATTCAGGAACAACATCAGGAAGTCCAACTGTTACAACAAGCGGATCGGAAACAATATTGACATTTACAGGTTCAGGGAGTTATACAAACTAATGGCACATTTTGCAAAATTGGGAAAAGGAAATATAGTTGAAAGAGTTGAAGTCGTAACAAATGATATTGCTACAACTGAACAAGCAGGTGTAGATTTTTTAAAAAGTTTATATGGAAATGATACTAATTGGAAACAAACGTCTTATAACTCAAATATAAGAAAAAATTATGCAGGATTAGGCTATACTTATAGTGTTGAAAAAGATGCTTTTATATCTCCACAAACACATAGGGGATGGAAATTAAATGATGAAACTTGTAAATGGGAAGCCCCTGTTGCATATCCAAATACATTTACACAAAATTTAACAGACGAAAATGGTGAGCCAATGGCAGATATATATTATTGGAACGAAAATAAATTAAAATGGGAATTATAATAATATGAGTGAAATAAAAGTAAATAAAGTAAGTCCAAGATCAGGAACAGATGTTACTGTAGGTGGTAAACTAATTACTGAATCAAATGGAGATTTAAACTTATATCCAAATGGTACTGGTGCTGTAGAGATTGGTGGTAATACAAATCCAGGAACAGTTATTCTTAACTGCGAAAATAATAGTCATGGAATTAAATTACAAAGTCCACCACATTCTGCTAATCAAAGCTATACACTTAAATTTCCATCTGGAAATGTAACTGCTGGTAAATTTTTAAAAGTAGATTCAGTATCAGGATCAGGTACAACTGGTATTGGTACAATGACTTTTTCTGATGCTGGTGGTGGGTTTGTTCATATACAAACAACAAATGTAACAAGTGGAACAGCAAATGTACAATTTACTTCAGGAATAGACAGTACATATAATGCTTATTTATTTATACTATCAGATGTTCACCCAGCAACTGATGCACAACCTTTAGAAATGACAGTTTCAACAGATGGTGGATCAAGTTATATATCTACTAATTATGGTTTTGCACACAAAGGAAACACAGCAGGGGGAAGTGAAGTATCTCATTACAATGGAAACGATAGTGTTTTTGATATGAGTTCACAAAATGTAGGAAACGCAGATGATGAAAGTATATCTGTACAATTATATTTACATAAACCAAGTGGAACAGATGGTCATAAATTAATTAATGGCACATCAACTGTAGTTGATAATGGTAATACAGTTTCAGCATCAGTTTTTGGGGGAATGAATTATAGCACAACATCAGCAATCAATGCAGTAAAATTTGCTTTTGGCTCAGGTAATATTGATAGAGGTAATTTTACATTATTAGGATTAAAAAATAGTTAGGATTAATTATGGCAAGATATAAAATATTAAATGGTAAAAAAATAGAATTGACAGCAGATGAAGAAATTTTAAGAGATAAAGAAGAACAAAAATCTGCTATTAGAGTACAAGCTAAAAAAGAAAAAAATGAAAATTATTTAGCTAAAAGATTATCAGGTAAACAAAAATTAAAAGATTTAGGTCTTGATGATGATGA